TTTTTAGTTACAATCGTTGTAGCCATTGTTTAAGTTCCTCTTTAGTAAGTGCCGCCTGAAAGCGTACCTGTTGTCATATTGTCTGCGTTTAAGTTTGATAAAGTAGCTACTGCTTCTGCCGCTGAAGTTGCTGCTGCTGCAGCACTACTTGCTGCTGCCGTTGCGCTTGCGCCAGCATTAGTTTCGCTCGTAGACGCCGCTGTTTCACTGTTAGATGCGTTGGTTTCTGAGGTTGCAGCGTTGGTAGCTGACGTAGCAGCAGCCGTTGCAGAGTTGCCAGCATTTGTTTCAGAAGTTGAAGCATTGCTTGCTGACGTTGCTGCATTTGTAGCTGAAGTTGCTGCCTCACCTGCTTTGGTTGTAGCTGTGGCGGCGCTATTGGACGCGCTGGTGGCACTTGCTGCTGCGTTGGTTTCTGAAGTAGCTGCATTGCTTTCACTCGTCGATGCTGCTGTAGCACTGGCTGCTGCATTAGTTTCACTAGTGCCAGCGTTAGTTGCACTGGTTGCGGCATTTGTTTCAGAGGTTGAAGCATTAGTTTCACTAGTGGCTGCGTTGGTTTCACTTGTAGCAGCGTTAGTGGCACTGTTGCTGGCCGCTGTGGCACTCCCAGACGCATTTGAGGCGCTTGTGGCGGCTTCCGTAGCCTTAGTAGTAGCTGTGGCAGCACTAGCCGCTGCGTTCGTCTCTGACGTTCCTGCGTTGGTTGCAGAGGTTGCTGAATTAGTAGCACTAGTGGCTGCATTAGTTTCACTGGTGCTGGAAGCAGTTTCACTTGCTGCCGCCGCAGTGGCACTAGCTGCTGCTGCTGTTGCGCTAGCTGCTGATGCCGTAGCACTGGCTGCTGCTGCTGCTACGTCTCCTGTTATGGAAGACGCACTAGCTGCCGCAGCAGTAGCTGAGTTAGCAGCGTCTGTGGCTGAATTAGCAGCCTGGTTTCGTTTAGTTGAAGCAGTTGCAGCGTCGATGCCAACTTGAGACGCTACAGCGTCCGTAGTTGCGTCACCAGTACCTCCAGTACCTCTAAAGATACCCATAGACTGCTCCAACTAAAGAAAACAAAAAAGACAAAAGAAAAAAACTAGGGGCCTCAGAAGAGACCCCCAGTGTGCGTTCGTTACTCAGCAACCGCGAGAACGAAACCAGCTTCAGGACGATACACCTGAACACCGTACAGGCAATCAGCCGTGTACAGAGTTGACAAGTATTCCTGCTTGTACTGGGTTTGTGAACGTACTGACTGCTGCTCTGCAAGAACGATAGCGTCCTTGTGGAACAAGAGTGCTGCACGAGTGTCGATAGATGACGCAGTGTTGTCTGCTGCAGCTTCGATAGTAGCGCAGTTAGCAGAAACGTAGACGTCAACACCGTACAAGTTACCAATAAGACCTGAGTTTACAGTGCTGCCTGAAACAAAGTCAGAAGACACGTAACGGTCAATACCCATGATCGTGTTACGAACAGAAGGTGGGATAATAAGTACTCTACTTTCCATAGGTACGTTATTGTCGTCCAACTTCTGAATCATGTTGCGGAAGAAGGCATCAGTAAATACGTCACCAGCAACCATAGTGTCGTCAGTGTACTGAGTCGTAGTTCCAGCGTCGTTGAAGAAACAGCCACTGTGCTGGTAGTCAGTAGGAGCTACTGAATTAGAGAACACAACTGCGCCACCGTCGCCAAAACCAGTACCACAAGAGTGGAGGTCAGTGTCGATCTTAGTAGCCAGAGCGTAGCCAGCGTCTTCAGTGTAGAACTGTCGTAAGCTGTTTAAAGCTTGTACTTCAACGATGTCCTCAATGAGTCGTGAGTACTCAAAATGACGGTCGATGTCAACAGTCAATTCGCCTTCGGTGTTGGCAATGATAGTAACTGCAGTGTCAGCAGCCTTAGCATTTGCGTCGCCACGTACAGGCTTAGGGATGTGAAGCTTGTCGCCCTTCTTGCCACTCATAGCGAGCTTCTTGACAAGAGGTGCCATCTTCAGGTTCTTTTGGTAAGCAGCGATAATCTCGTCACTCCAGATTTCTGGAATAAACGTTGCTGCTTCCGTCTTTGCAGTATTACCCGCTGCTCCGGGATATGTAGCAGTAGCCATTAGTCTTAATCTCCTTTAGATTATTTGACTCGACCCTCGCTATAAGCTCTTAAGATTTCCTCAGATAAAGCTTGGTAACGCTCAGGGTCTGTTCTCATTAGTTTAATAATGTCGGCCCTACGATACACTTTCCTACGACTCCCTTCAGCACTGCCTCGTGTGTTGCCTGTATTAGCTGCCTTGATTTGCTGCTTACGTGCTTGCTTTTCAACTTGCACTGTCTGCTGTGCTACTGCCTTACGCTCCTTCCAGAGTGAAAACAGTTCGTCAGCAGCTTCCGCATCGTATCGCTGGTCAGCGTCTACAAACAACTTCGTCCTAATCTTTGAAGCTTGTATCCACTCAGCAAACTTAGGGTCCTTAAGGATCTCCTGCATGTCTGGATGCTTGTTATTAAGCGTTGCCAGAGATGATTGTTTTTTGTACTGAGCAGAGTACTCTTGAGCTTCTCTGATCTTAGGATGATTCTCAATAGCACGATTAACTGCTGCTTGAGGGTCTGTAAAGTAATCTATATCGTCTTCAGGCTCAACGTATTGTTGAGGTGCTGTTAGCTGCGTCTGACTAGAAATATAGTCATCTACAACCCTACGAAGTTCTCCTACTTCAGAGGACTGACGACCTAAAAGCTTCTCAGCTTCTTGGTGCATCTGTACTACTTCTTCTAAGGACTTGCCTTGGTACTTCTCTGGTACTGTAGGTTCTTCTACTTGAGGTTGCTCAACTTCGTGTTGAATCTCTTGTTCTTCGTTTTCTATGGTTTCTTCTGCATTTTCCTCTTCAGGTTGCAAATCAACCATCGTCGCTTTAGACATAATTAAACTCCGTGAACTTAGTCATTATGGAGATGAGTTTGGTCTACCTGCTTTTTCGTGTTCTTTTACCCACTTCATGTGTCTACCGGGGAAGTCCCCAGTGTGTCCATCAAGTACAAAAGCCGGGGCAGATAGCATTTTTGTAGCACTAGCACCACACTTGCACCTACTTATTTTGGTGCTAGAGTCTACGAACTGTTCATATACGTGTCCATTGTCACAACGAAAATCGTATACTTTAATCATCTACTTCTTCTTCCTCTTCTGCTTGGTCTCTAGCTGCTTCAATAGTTCCCTGTAAGTTAATTACGGAAGCTAAAGCTGCAACTTGGCCCTTCCTAAAGAAGAAGTCTTCAGTATCTTTAACTGTCTGAATGTCAGCTAAAGTTACTGCATTATTGGAAAGCTCTTGAATGAGTTGTTTGAAACCTTCGGAATTGAAGAGTTCGTTGTAGTTGTTAAAGTAAGTTTCAAGCTCAGGCTTCATAAGTTTCCTTTAGTTTATACTACAGTTATAGTATAGCATATTTTTAGTTAAAAGTCAAGTGTTATTTAGTAGCCTTTTTTCATGGGCTTTTTCTTGGGTTTAGGCTTAGATTTAGCCTTTGGTTTTGCTGGTTTAGACTTGTACATCATAGCTTTCTCCTTAGCTGTTTTAGAAAGTTCGTCTAAGTGGAACAGTTTTTTAGAAGTTGCACTATGGGAAGCACCTGAGTGTACTTCACCATTGGGCATCTTGTGTGTGCCTCCTGTGTGTTTTGTTCCGTCTCTGAAGTAATGAGGTACACCTTTAGCCATCACTTCTTCCTCTTTTTGGCTGCTTGTTTGAAAGCTTTTGCGGTGGGTGCACCTTTGGAACCCGGTTTACGCATCTTCTCCTTGCTACCTGCGGCAATACGTTTGCGTTTAGCGTGGATATTCTCATATAGACCTGCCACTACCACTTCTCCTTGTTTGCCCAGTACGCTGCTGACATTTTACCTTTTGCAATATTCTTTGCATGACGAGCTTTAAATGACTTGCGTCTGGCTTTTTCTTTCTCAGACTTAGGGGCTTTACCCGCACCACTGACTCCCTGCTGTCCAAACCTAATAGTCTTAACTTGGTCACCTTCTTTGGCAACTACTACGTGCGACTTAGTAGGGTGATTAGGAGTCCTCTTCGGTTTGTTGTAGCCGCTTACTCCTGCTCTTTCCAGTCGTGGGTCTTTCTCCCTTGGCATTATTGATTTCCTCTATTTGGCGTTTCAAGTCCTCTAACTGCGCCCAACGGGGTTGGAGAAACCTGTCTACTTGGCTCAGGAGAACTTGGAGTTCTTTGTCTGTCAACATTTTCTTTACCTTTGATTTGTCGTTCTTTCAGAAGAGTGTCTGCAACACGCATACGGCGTTCAAACTCTTTGTCTTCTGCGTCCCCTTCACGGAGGTTCCTAGTGATTGCGTTAATACGCTCAATCTCTAGCTCCATAGGTACAGCCTGTGCTTCTGCAGCCAACTTAGAAGCTCTAGCGACAGACTCTTGAGCCTGTGCACCTAGTGCTGCTGTTTGTGACTGCTGGAACTCAATCTGCGCCTGTTGTGCTGCCTGTGCCATCTGCTGTGCTTCTGGGTTAGGCTGCATCGCTTGTTGCATTGCTGCAATAAGTTCTTCACGATTAGACAAGTTCATGTTGTCTATGATGGACTGAATTAGCGTATTGTACAACGGTGAGTCTTTCTGCATAGTCTGTAGTAGTTGTACAAGCTGTGTGACTTCGTATTCCCTTGCAATGATACCTAAGCTGCTAGTAGCGTTGAACTTGTAGTCAGCCACTGGGTAGTTCTCAGGGTCAAACTGCATGTAACGATAGGCTGCCTTCTTGACAAAAGGTATCAGGAAGGACTGCTGGAAGTTAATCAGTGTACGCTTATGGCGCTTAATGATAGCACCAAGAGACATACTAATACCAGCAGCCGTTGCTTCTCCATTGACTGAACCCGCAATACCAGCAGAGTCCACGGCACCAGTAGCTTGTTGTACCATCTGCTGTAAAGCACTCGCTTGAGCAAACGTGATCTGGCTAACTTGTCCAAAATTAAAAGGCTGTAGTACTTCACGAGGATCTCCGTTGGTTAGAATCATCTTACCCGGACGTACTTCTGGTTTAGCACCGCGTGGTAGCCTCGTGGCGTCAATAGCCAGCATTGGGTGAATCGTGAGGCTCAGGGCGTCAATCCTAGCTCGTAACTCAGTGTCAAGAGCTTTCTGTGAGTTGTAACCTTTTTCACACACGCCACGACCCCAGAACCTTCCGGGTACTACGTCCCACGGGAAAGCAACTACAGGTCTGTCCTGCATCATGTAAGGGTTAGCCTCTGCTTTCAACAGGACTCCACCATTGGCAATCACAACTACTGCTTCTACGTACTTAGAGTTAGGCTTGCTTTCCGCAAGTTCTACTACTTCTGTTTCTTCTTCGTCTTCTTCTTTTGTAGCGTTCTCTAGTAGTTCTCGTGGCACTAAGCCGTAGTACTTCGTCAGACGAACTTTGTCGTCACTAAAGACTGTGATGTCTTGGTCAGGCTCTAAGTCAGAGTCCGGCGCTGCCGTACCTACGTACACGTCTCTGTACACGCCCTGTTCCTGCAGCAGCTC